CCTAAGTGGTTTAAACACCATAGGTTTGCGTTTCTTACTAGACCATGCATCATATGTCTTTTTCCTGCCGGATGGGGTGTGTTTCATAGAACCGTGAATCATTACGACTTCTCCAACTGATCAATAACTAGTGTACACTTTCTTGACATAAAAGTCAAGCGACACCATGAATGTAAACCATTCGGTCGCGAAACGCATTGTTCCTGATGATGTCGACAGTGAAGTTGCCGGAAGCATCATAGTAGTACAGATGTTCGGCACGAGGGAACATCCGCTCAGCATGCTGAGTCACAGCATACTCCACCTCGGCAGGTGGGATATTCTCCTCAATGGTGGTGTAACCAAAGTCATTAGAGAGTTGCATCAAAAGTAATTGACCTGACATGTTATCTCCTATTAGTGAAAGTGCTGCACGGTAAGACTGTTCTCTAAACCATACGCTTCTATCTCACAGAAGTCAAATCCCTGAATTAATTGGCGAGCGTGAACCATCTCATGCGCGAGCGTGATTGCTGCCTCGCGAGTGTCTAGCGTGCTATTAATTTCGATGTTGATGCTGTTGTCGTCATCGAGGAAGCAGAATCCACACGCATCGTCTTCGATGTTATCGATGTAGTAAATGTTAATGCCAAACTCGTGATCAATCTCAGAGAACAAGACGTTGTGAACTGCAATCGCGAAGTCGTCCAATCGTTTTTGCTCAGCGATTTCCCCAAAGGATACGATATACATTCAAACAATCTCCGAAATACTAATGAACCCATACTGAGGGTTGACAAATATGTGGTCGAACTGACCAACCTCATTAAACCCGAACAGCGACATAGCAGTGCTGGTGTCGCCTTTCTCGAACACGACCATCTCGTGCCCAGTGGGGATACTACCAACAAACTCATTAATGTTGTCAATCAGAATCATGATTATGCCTCCTTTGGCGCAAACAACTTAGAGAAACCTTCAACCAGAAGGTTGTAAGAGTAGATCTCGTATTTCCACTCATGATCAAAACCGTAGTCGTCAGACTTGTAAGCAGCAAGTTCTGCTTTCTCATAACGCTTCTCAAAACCTTGGAGAGCATCAAGAGTATCTTCAGTACCCATGAAACCTTTGATAATTCGAAGCGCTTGGTTGAAACCAATGTCTGATGATTCCATCTCTTCGCGGTCAAATGAATCTTGGTAAATAATTCGTGCCATTCTCAGTTCCTTTTTTCATTCCTATTCAATATAACGAATTATACGCTCATGATAGAAATAAGTAAAGCGGCAACTCCTTGATTTTAAAGGAGTTTTTTTGCCGCTGTAAGTCATTGATTTTAAAGGAAAAAAAGATTCGGTAATATTTACTTTTTATAAAATATTTTGACCGTTCTCTGATTGCCAGATCATGAGGGTATAGTAGAGGGAAGTGACGATAGGAGATTCGAGTTGTACACTCTTTTCATTGAAGTACACTGCGAGAACCTCCCGTATCTGATCGAGGGACAGTTCTTCAACATAATCAACTGCGTAATAGTTGAGAATGTGTCCCTCGATATAGGTTGACAACGAGCGTTGGATCAGATCGTTCAGATCTTTCTTGCTCGGGAGGACGTATGACATCAAGCAACCTGCTTCGCGTCGCCGCTCTTCAGATAGTTCATGATTGCCTCTGGCGAGGTGAACTCGTATGGATCATCCTCGGCATTATTGGTGATGCCCGCTTCACGGAAGAGCACTTCGACAACACCATCATCAACAATCATGGCATAACGCCAAGAGCGTCTACCGAACCCAAGGTTGTCTTTTGACACCAACAGTCCAACTGCCTCGGTAAACTTACCCGAACCGTCAGGAATCACCTCTACGTTCTGCAGGTTCTGATCCTTCGCCCATGCGTTCATAACAAAGGCATCGTTCACTGACATGCAGTAAATATTGTTGATGCCCATATCAGCGAACTCAGGCGCCATACTTTCAAACCCAGGAAGTTGATACGTAGAACAGGTTGGAGTGAATGCGCCAGGAAGTGAGAATAAAATTACACGCCGACCAGCAAAGTAGTCTGCGGTGGTTTTGTCTTCCCAGCGATATGGGTTTGGTCCATCGATTGATTCATCGCGGACTCGAGTCTTGAACGTAACATCAGGAAGTTCATGACCTTTTCTGATTACACGCATGGTGTCATCTCTGTACAACATTATAAAATCCTCAAAAATTGGTCGGAGATGTAGGATTCGAACCTACGACCCTTCGCTCCCAAAGCGAATGCGCTACCAGACTGCGCCAATCTCCGTTACTCGTTAGAAACAAAACCGTTGATAGTTTTCGCTCTATCCATCACTTCCTGCATAGTAGGGAATTCAGGATATTCTGGAATTGTATCAACGCCGCCAGTTTGCATCAAGACTTCTCGGCGATTTACATCTGCCCAGTATTCGTCTGTTAGCGTTGCTCTTGCTGTTTCAAAAATTTGGAACCGAAGTTCGTATGGACTTGCATTAGACATAATTGTCTCCTTTGTGTGTTGTGTGTGTTAGTGAGCAGTTTTCCTCATGCTCAGGAGACGGGCGCGTTGCGCCGACCAGGGCGAGTTTAGCGTCTTCCCGAGACACCGCCCTCGGATGTCACCGAGACGGACCAGAGCGAGTTTAGCGTCATCTCGAGACGATTCCTGTTAAGATTGCCGTTTCTTAAACCAAGTCCGGACATAATATTTTCGCACTATCGCAATGATAAAAAATACTATAGTCATAATGACAGAAATCAAAATCGGACCAAACTCAAGTGACATCAGAAATGCTAGGAATACGTAGTTAATTAGGAGATTTAATGGCGTTGCGATGATTGTGTCGCTGATCGACTCTTTCAGTGCCGCGCGATCTATTTTCATTCAGAGTTTCCTTCGTCATATTCCAGATCTCCGACCTTCGTGACATCTGAATTCTTTGCTGATTCGTTCTTCTCATAAAAATCCTCCAAGCTAGTTTCGCTGTTTGTGTAGTTTGTCAGAAGCAACTCCTTTCGGTTTGCCTCGTGACTTCTATATACTTTACTTGAATGTAGAGTATAAGTCAAGTCCCACTCTTGTTGATCCCAAGAGGAGAACATCTCCTTGAGTTTATCATTGGAGTTGTAGGTGATCATCATCTGCGACTCGCAGGCAGATACCTGGTCGCGAAAATCTGCATGATCAAAACTGCTGTGCATATTACCCTTCTTCCCGTACAAGAATGAATTGATATCATAGGGTGGGTCTAGGAATACAAACGCGTCTTTCTTACACGATGCTAGGACATGCGTGTAGTCAAGGTTCGTGATGTCCCAATGCTGAATCATGTTGCCGAATGCCGGCAACTTACGAATGTTGTTATACGAGAAGTTTTGCTGAGACGCTGCCTTAGAAAAACCTGACGACTCGCCCAGACCTGAGAATGAGCACTTGTTCAGCACGTAGAACCGCCAAGCAATCTCGAATGGATCTTCCTCGAATTGGTCGTCTTTGAGTTCTTCCTTACACTGTATGAACAATTCGCGGTGAGACATTTCTTGGTCGACGAAACAACTCGCGATATCTTTCTTCTCGATTAACTTATTGTAGAGTCGATCGGTTTCAATCTGTAGAACTTTCCAGAAGCAATACAGATTGTAATACTTGTCGTTGACCCAGATAGGCATGTTGGGATTCATCTTAGTCATATGAATTGCCATTGAACCGCCACCTAGGAACGGTTCGACAAACTCAGTCATTTGACTAGGGATACGGTTGTAGAGATATCGTATCGCACGTGACTTACCGCCAGGATATCGTAGCGGTGTTTTCAATGCTTTATTCAAAACTACTTCTCGCCTTTGTAAATTTTATCAAGGTAATCAGAAAACTCTTCGACTCTCTCCAGTCGGTTTGGCCAGAGGATATATTCCTTCTCAGGGTCTTTACGCAAATTATTGAGTAGCGGTTGGATGGCATTGTAAAGACCGTGTAATCGATCCTCATACTCTTCTGCTTCGACTGCTGTTTTCTGTAGAGTTTGTACTGATTCCAGTTCTTCTTCAGTTACCGCAGTAAAACCAAAATCAAAAATATCGTCACTCATTATCAAACCTTATCGTTGTAAACTTATCACCGTCATAATCAGCGAGTTCATATGAAATAATATCAACGCAGGGATATTCTAGCACCCCACCTTGATAGTTCTTTCGCTCGCGGAACTCGTCAATAGAAACTATATTAGAGTTCGTTTGGGTAGGAAGGGTTTTTACTTCCCCATAATTGTTTCGCGACATTATCCCACTCCTCAGGACTTGCATCATCAATACTCTTATTATGCATATTTTTATCAGCAGTGTCAACCTCTGTCAACAACTGCCGTTCACGACTAGGCGCATGGTTCCAGTCAACTGAATCGGTGACTTCTGGATTCGGTAGGTCTAAGTTCAACTCGCGCTGTCCAACCTGAGTCTCAACGGGTTGCGCTTGATCGTGAATGTATAACTGAATCAAAGCATAGTGTAAAACTTTCATGATATCACGACGGTGGTCATCTGCGCTTCCTTTCTTGCCATAACGCTTGGAATACTTAATCACATTGCCAAGACAGAAACCAGTTCCGTGACCGGAGTCGATGATGATATCAGTCGCCTGATACTTGTCGGTCGCATAGTGCTGACCATAGGTGGAATCAACGTAGTTCTTGAACTCATCTATCAAGCGATCTTCATCAAATTTGTATTTCATCATTTAACCTTCTTTTCATTCCCATTCATGTCAGTGATAATTAACTCACCATTCTCGGTGATCTCAATCTTAGCGGCATTGAAGATGTTGCCGATAATGTCCCATACATACATCTCGCCTTTACGGTGTCCGAAAAAGTTTCCGGCATAATAAGAAGCAAACATCAATCCTGTTGCAATGATAGTGTGTAAATATCCGTCCATGTCTCATCCCCTCAGAACATTTTTATGTTTTTAAGTTTATCCCCCGAAGGCGTCTTGTCGAACACTGGTGCATCATCTTCTGGTTCAACGGTGAGATTTTGTTGGTGTTCATCCACATCAAACAACGTCATCCTCGCTCGATCAATACCAACCACGAACCGTTTATGCATATTCGGATCATTGTATCGATTCTTTAACTGCTTCACCATGATCTGTCCAAGTTTCTCCAGTTCTTCGTTGGAGACTAGTGCAAACATCAGGTCAGCAGTTGCCGGTAGACCAAAGGATTCAGAGGTATCTTCGAGACCAGGATCGGAGTTTGAATATCCAGAACGCGTCGTTTGTGTAGCAGATACGATAGGGAGATCAAACTCAACTGCGAGACCACGAAGTTCCTCGGCGATTGCTTTGATGTAAGTGTATGAGTTTATTGACCCTCCCATTCCTTTCATTCTTGAAGACGCACATATATTTAGGTAATCTATGAATACTATCTCAGGCTTGAACTTCTTCTTGAGTTTCAACTCTTCGAGCAGTGCACGGAAGTGACCGCTGTGTGCCTGACCCGTTGGATATTCTTTGATGATTAACTTACCTGCTGTCTTCTTGCCGATATCCATGACGCGATCGCGAAACATATTCTGAGACATATTCTGTATCTGATCGATGGGCACGTTCAACAGGTTGGCGTCAATACGTTCGGCAATGCGCTCCTCTGCCATCTCCATCGTGATATACAGAACGTTCTTGCCTTGCGATAGTACGTTAGCGGCACAGTGACACATGAACAGGGACTTACCCACGCCCGTACCAGCGAGCGCGATGTTGAGTGTTTTGTTAGGCAACCCACCCTTGGTAATACGGTTGAGGTAATCCAGATCAAACGGGATACGCTCTTCCTGCATATGATAGAACTCATAACGCTGATCAACATTTTCGATATAGTCGTGACCGACGTTGGTATCAAAAGAAACTGACAATGCTTTTTGTAGGATATCGGGGAGCGCGTTCTTGGACAGTGACTGGTGCTTACCGTCAATGATCGTGATGGACTCCATGATCGCAAGGTAGACCGCGCGATCCTGACACCACTTCTCAGTTGTATCGTACAACCACTGCTCGTTGTCGTCATTACGCTCAAAGATACGAGGGAGAATATCGACCGCTTCAGTGTAACTGTTCTCATTGAAGCGATCGCTTTCCTGTATCTCAACCGAGAGCGTTTCTTGAGTAGGAAGTCGGTTGTACTTCTGAACAAAGCGAACAACCTCAGAGAACAAAAGTTTGTACGTGCCTTCGAAATATTCCTTCTTGACAAACGGAATAACCTTCCGCATGTACGTTTCGTTCGTTAGGATGTTTCTCAATATGACCTGTTCAAGATCAGTCTTCATCATGTTCCTTAGTGAGTAGCGCACGGTTGGCGATGGCGTTCTCAAGTATCGATTCCAAAACTACACCTGCATATTCCTGAAGTTCAATATTATCTTCAGTAACATCAGCATCAGGACTTGATACTACTAAAAAATTAAAGTTAAGGCAACCCTGTTCTTCATTTACTTTTAGGTTGCCGAAACGAATCACTGATTCTATGAAGTCACCGCGTAGGATGCGAACGTCCCATGCCTGTTCGTTACTGACATCATCGCATGGGATCAGTTCATAATCAATATCTTCGCTTACTGCTTGGAGACTCATGCCAGTTCCTCTTCGAAGTCTAACTCAACCTCTGACCTTCGGTCTATGGAGTATTGATTCTGAATGAAGTCGAGGAACTTTTGACTAGCGAGTAGCGGCGACCAGAACTCAGGATCGAGTGTGTCTTTCTGCCTCACTTTAGATCCAACAACTTCTCCGCTTTCAGTGTCAACCAGTTGATACCACCCATTACTAGGTTTAACAACAAACCCACCAGCAAGAGCAACATCCAGTAGACCGCTATAGCGCTCAATGCCACCATCCCAAGAAACGCTGATAGGAATTTTTGACTTTTCCTTAACAAAGCGTGACTTCTCAACGTTGATGATAAAATCATATCCAGTAACCTCCGTTCCGGTTTTATTTTGACGACGATCAAGAATCCAGATGTTATCGGCAGAGTAGTAAATACCTGTGCCACCCGAGACAATATCCTTCGGGAACAATCCAATTTCTTTGTACGTGTGATTAATCGCAACCAACGGGATACTCTTCATTGTCAGGTATGGCGTGGTCATACGGAACAGACCCTTGAGTGCTTTGGCGCGTGACATATCTGCCACTGACTTCTCATTGATCGCATCTTCAAGTTCTTTCTTGGAAGCGAGGTTGCCAACTGAGTCGATCACGATGATGACCTTGTCGTCTTTGTCGAGGTTCTCGAGTTGACCGATCAGATCAAACTTCAGTTCTTCGACGTTCATGACTGGTACGTGTAGCACGCGATCAGTGTCAATGCCAAAGTTTGTGAAGTATGACTGGGGTGAACCAAACTCAGAGTCATAGAACAACATGACTGCCTCAGGGTTCGCATCGAGGAACGCTCCTGCCATCTTCAGGGCGAATGATGTTTTAAAGTGCTTAGATGGACCTGCGAGAACGGTGAGACCGCTCGTGAGTCCACCGTCAACGCGACCAGACAGCGCAACGTTGAGCATCGGTACATCGATCGTGGTGATTTCTTTTTCATTAAAAAACTCTGACTGACTGAGCACTGCAGTACCAGACACCTTTGAGTTCTTCTTAAGTTTTGCCATTATAGACATAGTTTCTCCTAACCATTTCGGTAAATATATTCGAGAGCGGAATCCGCTTCAAGTTCTAACGGTCTACTATCATACCAATTACCGTTGTCTTTGTCAAATTCAGAACACAGTTTCGCTATCTCTTTCGCTGTTATGGGGTACTCGCGTTTCACAGCATTACCTGCGATGGCGACCATGATCTGAAACATTTTATGATACCAACCTGTGCTGGTAATCGTTTGGTATTCCATGGCAAGTTTCTTAGGAAAGAATGGGCAATCCGTGTAACCTGTCCATGTAATGCTTGTATTATTGAGTGATTGCTTGCGATGCTCAATGACAGCACGCTGCATCTCTTCGGGGAGACGTTCCAAGAACGACTTACCCTCACGCTCTTTATATGGATGCTTTACAACCAGATAATCAATATCGACAGGATCACCTGCATTATGGAAAATAAAATTGTGAGCGCCATCGTAGTTTGCAGGGACATAGTACATCCTGCTAAGGTCTTTAGTTTGCCGGTCTCCAATCGAATCGAGCTCGGTATTAAGTGCGTACCAGAACTTGGAGATTTGATCTTTATGTACAACCTCCATAAGGTTGAATACAAGTCTGAACTTCGGTCGATCCACGGAAGAAGACGCAGTACTATAGCACACGAAATCCCAATGACCAAAACGCTCAGTAAGTATTTCCATGAGTTTATCTGCTGGTATATCAATGTCATCGACATCAACTGCAGCCCACTTTCCCCACATTCTAACATTTTTGTTACTCCGAGTTGTTCCGTCTTCATAGATTGCTGGACTGATCAACGGTGCGGTCGCTTTAGTTTCTGGTTTCTCAGATAACTTGTACAGCAAAGACACGAACTCATCCCAGGATTCAAAGTTCATGCTCTTATGCGTTTTGTTATCGTACCGATTCTTAAAGATAGTCAGCGAATACATTATATAAAAAAGTCTTCCAACGTTGCACGTGGTTCTGCCGCCCACCCAACAGCATCAAGTATGGGTTCGA